TAAAGAGGGCAAGAGTCCTACTGGTGGCTTAAATGCTAAAGGTCGTGCTTCTGCTAAAAAAGAAGGCATGAATCTTAAGGCACCACAGCCAGAAGGTGGTTCAAGAAAGAAGTCTTTCTGCGCCCGTATGAGTGGCATGAAAAAGAAATTAACTTCTACTAAAACAGCCAGCGACCCAGATAGCCGTATCAATAAAGCATTAAGAAAGTGGAAATGCTAATGGACGGATTAATGCAATTTTGGAATGCTGGCTTAACTGTAGTCATTGCAATTATTGGATTTTTTGTAAAAGAAAAGTTTAATGAGCTAGACCGTATTCAAGTTTTGTTAAATAAAACACGTGAAGAAATGGCTCGTGATTATATTACTAAAACTGAAGTGCGCAGTGATATGCAACAAATCATTGACCGATTTGATAAACTAGAAGCTAAGCTAGACCGCTTTATTGAAGGACACAAATAATGCCATACGAAGAAACTGGGGCTGAAAAAGTAAAGCGTAAAGCTTACGAAAAAGCCAATAAAGAACGTGGTATTGAACAAGAAGCAAAACGTGACTATAAGCTTTTTGGTACTACAGAACAGAATATCCCTAATGTAAATCCTATGGGTGATGCTGTAACTCCTGCTGCTGGTATGAAAAAGGGCGGTAAAGTATCTTCCGCATCTGCTCGTGCTGATGGGTGTTGTGAGCGTGGTAAAACTAAAGGGCGCTTTGTATAATGCCAAGTGTGTCTAGAAAGCAGCATAAATTAATGGAAGCGGTTGCTCATAATCCAGCATTCGCTAAGAAAGTAGGTATCCCTCGCTCTGTCGGTGAGGATTTTGTAAAAGCCGATAAGGGCAAAAAATTTAAAAAGGGTGGCGACATGAAAGAAACAATGGGTCCACGCAATATGTCTAAGGACGTAGAAGCTGGTTCAAACAAGCATCGTAAATTTGGTCAATCTGAAGTTCAAAAACGTGGTTTAACCCGTGGCATGAACTTAGGTGATACTGGTAAAACAGAGCCAATTGAGTCTGAAAAAAACATGAAGTCTTATGAGGCTTCTATGAAAAAAGGCGGCAAGGTTAAAAAGATGGCTGCTGGTGGCGTAACTAAGTTTCCAGTGGAAGCTGGTGAAATGGCTGTATCCAAGAAAGGCACACGTCCTCATGGAGAACATCCAGACCAGTTAAAAGGTCACACCCGTGCAATGATGCCTAAGATGTCTGGCAACGATATTGGTACTGGCTCACCTGTTAATACCAAGAAAAAAGGCGGTACAGTTAAGAAGATGGCTTCTGGCGGTACTGCATCATCTCGTGCAGATGGTATCGCACAACGTGGTAAAACCCGTGGTAAATATTGTTAATAAAGGAAATACTATGAAAATCGACCATCCACCAATCTCTAAAGATATGCAAGCTGAAGAGCATATGATTCACCCAGACCACATGGAAAAACACCATGGCGGCGACGGTCACGCTCAACATCACGAGCATTACAAGGCTCACTCTGCTGGTCACAAATTGCACCACGAACATGTAAAAGCAATGTGCTACGGCGGAATGGCTAAGGGCAAAAAGAAATGATGCCAAGCCGTGGAATGGGTGATATTAACCCTTCCAAAATGCCAAAGAAGAAAATTATCGAGCGCACAGATAATCCTGATGCTGTAGATATGTACGCAACTGGCGGTGAATTAAAAGAAGTACCAGAAGACAATGTAGGTCTTTCTAAACTGCCAGAAGATGTAAGAAACAAAATGGGCTACATGAAAGATGGCGGAGAAGTTTGGAATAAGCCACGTCCAAAAGGATTAGGCGCACCCAAAAAAATGTCCCCTGAAAAGAAAGCTAAAGCCAAAGCAATGGCTAAAGCGGCTGGCAGACCATACCCTAATTTAGTTGATAACATGAGAGCAGCGAGGAAAAAATGAGTTTATTACAACACTTTGCAGATGAAGCAGAACACGTATTGGATATTGTTAAAAAATCTATTAAACATGAGGTTCAATCTTTTGGTGCTGCACATCCAACCACAGAAGCTTTATTAAAGACCTTAGAAGCCCATTTAGAGCCAACTCCTGTAGTTCAAGCAGTTCCTGTAGAATCAACCCCAGAAACTCCTACACAAGCGAGTTAAAAATGGCAACTAAAAATTGGATAGCTGGTGCAATCAAAAAGCCCGGAGCTTTACGCAAAGAATTAGGCGTCAAAGAAGGCAAAACTATTCCTGCCAAAAAACTAGCTGCAGCTGCAAAAAAACCCGGCACGTTGGGTAAGCGGGCTAGATTGGCGGAAACCCTTAAAGGTCTCAAGAAGAAATAATGGCATATACCAGTGGTGCTTCTACTTTTAACCTTGACCTCACTGAGCTTGTAGAAGAAGCCTTTGAGCGTTGTGGTTCGCAATTACGCACTGGATATGATTTAAAAACCGCCAAGCGGTCTATTAATCTTTTAACCATTGAGTGGGCTAACCGTGGTATCAACTTTTGGACAGTTGAGGAAATCTCCATTCCATTAGTTTATGGTCAAGCACTATATCCAGTTGGGGCAGACACCATTGATATTTTAGATTTGGTTACTAGAACCAATAATGCAAGCGCATCTAATCAGCAAGATATCAATTTAAACCGTATTTCAGAGTCTACTTACTCTACCATCCCTAATAAATTGACATACGGACGCCCAATTCAAGTTTGGTATAACCGTCAAACTGGTAACTCTAATATTTATACGGGTGTCACTTTAGCGGCTTCATTGACCCCAACAGCGACTACAATTACCCTTAGCTCTACATTTGAAATGCGCTCAACTGGATTTATCCAGATTGACAATGAAATCATTGGATATGTCAATATTTCAGGTAATCAACTATTAAACTGCTATCGTGGTCAATATAATACTGTAGCGGCGTCTCATAGCGTCGGAGCGCCTATTTATGACCAGCAATTACCATCTTTGGCAGTATGGCCCACCCCAGATAACGGGACGACCTATACGCTCGTTTATTGGCGTATGAGACGTGTTCAAGACTCTGGAACTGGTACTTATGTCCAAGATATTCCATTTAGATGGATTAACTGTTTGGTTGCTGGATTGTCTTATTATCTCTCTATGAAGATTCCGGGAATGGATATTCAGCGCGCTATGGGTTTAAAGCAAGAATATATGACGCAGCTTGAACAAGCTATGGAAGAAGATAGAGAGGATGTGTCTATTAGATTTGTGCCACGCAACCTGTTTTATGCGAGGTAAGTAATGCCAACACGGTATGCTTCAGCTAAACACTCAATAGCCGAATGTGACCGTTGCGGTCAACGTTTTAAGTTAGTGCAATTAAAAAAACTAACCATTAAAACAAAGTTGGTAAGTATTAAGGTATGTCCAGAGTGTTGGGACCCAGACCATCCTCAATTAAGATTGGGTATGTATCCGGTGAATGACCCTCAGGCGGTAAGAGAACCAAGACCAGATATTAGCTATTATGCGTCTGGAGTAAATGGTTTACAGATACAACAGGGCGGAAACACTTCTGTTACAGAAGCTGGATATCCTGAAGGCGGTAGTAGAGTATTTCAGTGGGGCTATGCTCCCGTTGGAGGCTCTAGTGGTTTTGATAGAAACCTAACTCCTAATTATTTGGTTGGGAAAGGTAATATTAATTCAGTAACAATAACAGTAACTTAGGAGTTAAAAATGGCAAAGATGGAATCAAAAAAAGCAGATATGAAACAAGATAAAGCTATGGCTGATAAAGAAATTAAAAAAGCTATGAAGCAGCACGATGCTCAAGAGCATAAAGGTGAACACACCAAGCTCAAGCTTAAAAAGGGCGGCATGGACGTTAAGAAAATGGCTAAGGGTGGTGTAACTCAAGCTAACTTGCGTAGCATGGGTCGTAATATGGCACGTGTAGTAAACCAGAAGTCTTCTTCAAGAGGTCGTTAATATGGCAATCGCAAAAAATGTAAAGCCAACCACCAAAGATAGTTCTCGTATGGTGACTGGTAGAAACCCTGATAATAAGCCAGCTAGTGCATATGCAGCCCCACATACTATGTCAGATAAAGCCGTAGACTATAAAAAGGCTATTAGCTTTGAAATGTATGGCAATAAAGGCTCTAAAATTGCTGGTGATAAGAATTCTAAAGACCCAGTAGATAATGTTTCTATCGGCGCTAATACCGTAGAAAATCAAAATGGCGAATTAGAAACCCGTGGTAATGGTGCGGCTACTAAAGGTCGTATTGCTAGAGGACCGATGGCGTAATGAATTACGAGACGCTTCTTAACAATATACAGACATACGCTCAAACTAACGAGCCTACGTTTGTTGCCAATATTCCGTTCTTTGTTGAGCAGGCTGAAACTCGCATTTACAACTCGGTTCAAATTCCATCACTACGTAAAAACGTTACAGGAACATTTAGCTCTGGCAACCAGTATTTAACTTTGCCGTTTGACTGGTTAGCCACTTATTCTGTTGCAGTAATTGATGGTTCAGGAAACTATACTTATTTAATTAATAAAGATGTCAACTTTATTCGTGAAGCGTATCCCAACAATGGCTCGACTAGTTGGAGCTTACCTAAGTACTACGCTATTTTTGGCAGCTCTACTCTTAATGTTAATGAGTTAACTGCAATCGTTGGACCAACCCCTGATAGCTCATACAACGTAGAATTACATTATTTCTACTATCCAGTATCGATTGTTCAAGGCGTTATTGCCACTTTGAATTCAACCTTTAATGCAGGA